GTGGGAGAAGAACGGAGCGGAGATTAACTTCACGGATGAGGAGTTAGTCTTTGCTGCTTTACATCACGACTTGGGTAAGGTTGGTGATTTGGAACACGACTATTACATTCCACAAACATCAGATTGGCATAGAAAAAATCGTGATGAAATTTACACTCACAACCCAGCACTTCAATATATGAAAGTACCTGATAGAGGATTGTGGTTACTTCAACACTATGGTGTTAAGGTTACGGATAAAGAATACATTGGGATAAAATTAACAGATGGTTTATATGATGAGGCTAACAAAGCTTATTTGATGTCTTACAATCCTGACTTTGGACTACGAACCAATATGGCTTACATATTACATCAAGCCGATATGATGGCTACACATATTGAATCCGACCAATGGAATAGAGGTATGGAATCCAATGAACCAATTAATACAAAAGTTCCAAAAACAAAAGATGAACAAAAACAAGTGGACAATCTTAAAAAAAGTTTTGATGAGTTGTTTGCTAATTAGGAGATAAATATGTGGTGGTTATTAACAATATTATTTTTCTTAGTAAGTATGTTTACATCTATATTAACATATTATTCATTACGGAGAATAACACAATACGAAGAATTGATTTTAGAAATCCAACAAGTGATTAAGTTCTCAACAGATAAAATGAAACTTGTAGATTCTAAAGGACATTATGAATCAGATGATGAGACTGGTTTTTTCTTTCAACAATTAAAACAGATTCAATTATCCTTAGATGGAATATTTGAAGAGGAGACACCGAATGCCAAAAAAGAAAATTAATAAAGTAGAAGAAGAAATTAAACAAATAGTTAAAAAGAAAAAACGAAAAGTTTATTTTGGTCAAGAAGTTCAAAATGCAATTATAGATTATAATTCAACTGAAAATAAATCAGTAAAAAATAAAATTTATGGTACAAGGATACATGCAGCATTTGATAAATTAGCAGAAAATATAATTAATACATTTAAGTTTACTTATTTTGATATGCCATTCGTAGATGTAAAACACGAAGTAGTAGCATTTATGGTAATGAATATGCATAAATATGACCACACAAAAGGTTCAAAGGCATTTAGTTACTTTTCAGTTGTAGCTAAAAACTATTTAATTCTTCATAATAATAATAATTATAAAAAATTAAAATCTCACGATGGTATGGATGTATTAGATAAATATAAAAAAACTAACAATTTTAAAGAGTCCGATTATGTAACTCTAACTGATGAAATTGTGACATATTTTGATTCAAATTTAAACACTATTTTCAAAAAAAATAGAGATTTAAAAATAGGTTATGCTATAATTGACTTAATAAAACAACGAGATGGTATTGAAAATTTTAATAAAAAAGCTATTTATATTTTAATTAGAGAAATGACAAATGTTGAAACAGCCCATATAACATCGGTTGTTAATGTATTAAAGAAACATTATAAAAAATTAATTAATAAATACCATAAAGATGGTACAATAATAGTAGATTCATCAGGATCATTCTTTTAAATACTAAACCCTCTTAAATGAGGGTTTTTTATTTCAATTGATTTCTTACAATTTTTATATTTATATATGAATAAGTATATCCAAAATGGAGATTCGTATGGCAGATAAAAATGAAATATTTGATGGGAAAACCTTTCAAGACTTAACAAAAGATATTTATGAGAATACTACAAAGCGTAAAGTTCAAATAGATTTATTGATATCAGAGATACATGGTTTTATAACAACCATTGATGATGTGGTTATGGTAGCTCCTATTATAAAAGAATATATGGATACTGCTGTTCGTAACGATGAACATCTGGTTAAATTAGCTGGTGTATTACAACGAATTATATCCAAATCACAAGGTGATAATGATGAATCAATGTTATTAAGTGATGAAGAAAAAGAAGAATTAATGGGGACACTTCAAGATACTGTAGATGATTTACAGAAAGAAAGTGAAAGACTTGAATCTACAAAAAATAAAACAATTGATTTGGGGGGTAATTAATGGGTTCATATATAGGTAAATTGAGTGATGAGAAGATAAGAGGGTTTGCTGGAAAAAAATATGATATTCCAATGTATATGCAATTTGTTCCTGGATTTGCAGTTGATGTAGTAACATCAGCAGAATCTACATCATATAAAGGTGACTATAGTTTAAATACAATAATAGCTATACCTCATTTATCTAAAAAACTTTTAAAGAAAAAAAACTTAGCTATTGGAAATGAAGAACATAGATACTACCCATTACTTAGAGGTATGACTGATGTACCAACAAAAGGAGATCCAGTTTTATTATGTACAATTGGGCAGATACAATATTATTTAGGACCACTTAATACAGAAAATAATCCAACTTGGAATCCAGACCCATCTTATAAAGCTGAATTAATGTTTATACCATCAATTGATAGTGAGGGTAAAAGAGCTAATTCTATAAATTTTAACAAAGAAAAAAATTATAAAAGATTAGTTAAATTTAGAAAAGATGGGCTAGATTATGGTAATGTTATAAATGAAACTTCAGGTGATATGATATTTGAAGGTAGACATGGAAACAGTTTAAGGATAGGTAGTAGAAATAACAATCCTTATATGTTTATATCTAATAATAGACCACAAACTAATTCACTTGAGTCATTGGGTGATGGTAGTATAGTTAGTATAACATCAAATGGTACTTTAGCTCAACATTTTGGTGATACTAAAAATGAAAACAATGAAATCAGTTTTGGATTTACTTTATCATCAGATACACTACAAGAACCAAATAGATTTATGGGTACATTAATTTCAAATGTAAATAATAATCAAAGCCCGCAAGAATTAATTTATGATTATAATAAAGACCAAACACTTTTACATTCAGAAAGAATAACAATTAATTCAAAGCTTGATGATATTTATTTATCTTCGATAAAAGATATACATATTGGAACTGGTAGACATTTAACCATATCTACTAATAAAGATTTAATAATAAGTTCTGAAAGAACATTTATTGGTAATCCAACTGATAGAAGTGATTCAATGGAATCAATGGTTTTAGGAACAACTTTATTAGAATTATTAAAGGAAACTTTAGCAGTAATAAAAAATTCTCAAGGATTATGTCAAGGTATACCGATACCATTGGTTGATGAAACTAAAGCTCCAGGTAGTGTAAATTTAAAAATAGCACAAATAGAAGGAAAAATAGATAAAATTTTAAGTACAAAACATTTTATAGAACCAAACACATAGAGGTAATTATGAAAAAGAAAAAAACAAATATCAAAACTATAATAAGACAAATCGTTAGAGAAGAAGTTGCGATGGCTATTAAAGAAGTCATTACTGAATTAAAACAACCAATTGAATCTCAACCTACACCACAAAAGAAAATCGTTGAGAAAAAATCATATACAGAAAATTCAGTATTGAATGATGTATTAAATGAAACAGCTCAAGATGGTGAATGGAAAACATTGGGTGGTGGAAAATTTGACTCATCAAAAATGAACGATGTTATGGGTGGAGCTTATGGTGATATGATGAATAAGAATCCAAACACTCCAGTTTCTGTTGAAGGTCAAAGTCCAGATTTTCTAAAAAAAGATTATAGAGCTGTAATGAAAGCTATAGATAAAAAACAAGGAAAATAAATAATGGGATTAAGAGATGATTTAATAGAAGCTAAAGCTCAAGCCGCTCTAGCAGCAGGAGCAAATCCAGATGATATAAATATAGATGAAGGTTCTGCTATTTATATAGAAGCTGATTTGATGACAGACGCTATAGTTAATTTTTTAACTGAAGCTGATTTTACTATAACTCAATTAAAAGCTCCTGTAGTTGTTGAAAAAATGAAGACACCTGATTTACCTGTTAACATTGAATTAAAAACGCTTTTAGGTGATAAAGCTCCTATTCTTGATATTCTTAAAAAAATACCCGGTGGAAAAGAACTTGTTAATGAGTTAGAAGGTAAATTACAAAAAGCTGTTCTTCCTTTATTAGAAGGTGGTGCTAAATTAGCTGGATTAGATATGACAAAAGATGTAGGTGGTTTAGAGTCAACTGGTTATGTATTTATAGGTGTAGATCCTGATTCTCAAGAACAATTTAATGTCGAGGATGAAGCTGGTCAGCGAGAATATACAACTGTAAAATTATTTGCTGAAGACATAGAGGAGTTTAAATAATGGCTATTAGAGATACATCAAGAAAACCTTATATTCAAGACAATGATACTGATGTGAAAGTTGGTATTGATTTACCAATTCGTAGAGGTGATGTCAATGATGGTTTTTTTGCAACCACATCAACAACCATTGAAGCTGTAAAAAACAATATAAGAAATTTATTACAAACCAATGAGGGTGAAAGATTTTTCCAACCAAACTTAGGTATGAATTTAAGACAACTTTTATTTGAACATATAAATGAAGAAAATCTAATTGGTGTACAAGACGCTATATTAGATAAGTTTCAGTTTTGGTTACCTTTTGTTGAGGTAAGAGATATTCAAGTTTTAAGTAGAGATAACACTACAGATATTGGAGCAAATGAAATTAGAGTAAAGATATTATTTAACATTAAACAGGACCCAAACACTTTAGATTCTATCACT